GTTTAGTATTAAATATCAACTATTTTTGAATGACTTATATTACTTCAATTCGGTTGAGTTGATGCAATATAGCATGACAAAAACTTATTTGGAAGACATTGATTTCTTATTAACAACAGATAAGCAAATAAGATTTAATAAGAGACAAAATAGAATGTATCTTGATATTGACTGGGGTCAGCAGACCGCAGGAAATTTCTTAGTCATTGATTGCTACAGGGCATTAGATCCTGCAGATTTTTCAAAGGTATATAATGATTCATTTATCAAAAAGTATCTTACTTCATTGATAAAGAGACAATGGGGACAAAATTTAATTAAATTTAGGGGTGTAAAACTTCCTGGTGGAATTGAAATGAACGGAAGAGAAATTTACCAGGATGCTGAAAATGAACTAAAAGAACTGAAACAGACCATGGCTCTAGAGCATGAATTACCACCCTACGACTTTATTGGATAATGGCACTTAATCCATTCTTTCTCCACGGATCCTCTTCGGAACAGCGACTAGTTCAAGACTTGATCAATGAACAGTTGAGAATGTATGGTATTGAGGTCGTATACATTCCAAGAAAAATCGTAAACAGGGACGAAATCCTCGCAGAGGTGCAGTCTTCCAAGTTCGATAATGCATATATCATAGAGGCATATTTAAACACCTATGAGGGGCATACTGGGGGCGGAGACATCCTTAGTAAGTTTGGTATGCAATTGAAAGATGAGATAAATCTCGTCATTTCTAGAGAAAGGTATGAAGAGTATATTGGTGCATTTATTCAAGATGAAGACCCATATGAAATTGAAGTTGCACTGAGACCTAGAGAAGGAGATGTAATTTATTTTCCTCTCAGCGAAAGATTTTTTGAAGTTAAGTTTGTAGAGCACGAAAAACCATTCTATCAGTTAGGAAGAGGTTATACTTACGAACTCAATTGCGAACTCTTTGAGTATGAGAATGAAGTTCTTGATGTTGGTATACCTGAGGTTGATAGAGCACTTGAAAATGTTGGCGAGATTATAACACTCAAGATGGTTGGTTATGGTGAAACTGCAGCAGTTGGTGCAGATATTAATACTGGATATGTAAGAACAGTATACATTAATAATGATGGTTATAATTATACATCAACTCCAACGGTAACTTTTGAAGCGGCACCACAATACGGAAGAACGGCAAAAGCAGTTGCTATTACAACTTCTATTGGGGGAGTTAGATCTCTCAAAGAAATTGTTTTAACTGATGCTGGTTACGGTTATAGACATACACCCACTGTAACGATTAGTGGTGGAGGTGGTGTAGGTGCAGCAGCTACCTGTTCTATTGAGTTGTATAGAAAAGGTGTTTCCAGAGGAATAATCATTAATAGAGGAGAAGGATATACTGGAGTACCTTCTATAACTTTCAGCGGTCCTACTTTTACTGGTGCAGCAGCAACTACTGTCATCATTAATAATGCTGTTGATAGAGCAGTAATAACTGAAGGGGGTACAAACTATTCTCCAAAATTAGCAATAGGAGTTACATTTAGTTCTCCAAATCCAGTTGGTTTTGTAACGGGTTCAGTAACTGCTGTAGCAGCAAACGATCAACTATCAACCTTATCTATTGTTAATACTGGAATTGGACATAGTGTTGCCCCAACACTGACGTTCAGTGCCCCAACAGGAGCAGCAGCAACTGCTACAGCAACAGCAGTTGGAGGATCTCTATATGGCGAACAAATTTCCAGCGTTTCAATCGCATCTTCTGGAAGGTACTATCTATCTGCCCCAACAGTAACGTTTGACAATCCAACAGGAATTGCATCAACTGCCACTGCAAATACAACACTAGCATCTTCTGGAGGAATTTCCACCTTCTCTTATACTCTACAAAGTGGCGGTAGATATTACTTAGCACCTCCAACATTAACTATTGATTTCTTATCTCTATCTCCAGCATACATAGCAGATTCTTACTTTGGATCTAATGCATGGAAGATTGTTAATGCAGATCCAAATAGGAATATTACACACCCAGGAACTGCATCAACTACAGCAATTGGTTATAGCGGATCTATTCAACTTGCAGCAAAGATTCCAAGTTCTTTGCCAGGTTTATCAACGTTCATTGAATTTAATAAGTTATCCAATGGAAGCAAATCTACTCAAGTAGATCTCAGAATTAATGATGATGGTTATGTTGAAATTGGTTTAGGTACAGACAAGATTGGAGTTACTACAGACAAACTAACTTACGATTACACTGGCATTGATGTCAGAGATGATCAATGGCACTGGATTTACATAAATTCAACAATTCTTCCAAACTTTACTCAACGTTTAGAATTGCAAGTTGATGGCGGGTTACCACAAGATACTTTCTTTAGTGTTGGTGGGGGAGAAATTCAGATGGTTACTGGTGCGGATGTAACTCCTCCAGTAATTCAAAATGATTTAAACAGCGGAATCATTGTTGATGGTATTTTTGGAACAGTTGATGCTGGAACTGCATCTTCTACTGCACCAGCTTCGATGCCAACGGCAGATTCAAACACAATACTATTCGATGATTTTGAGAGCGACGCAATCGGAAATCTAAACTCAATTAGCATTGGTTGTTCCATTTCAAATGGCGCTGTAACTTCAATTGATAACTCATCAACAACTTTATCTGGAATCATAACTTCTATCGTGTCCGCTGTCATTGATCCTCCGATCGGAACACCATCAGACTTTGTTGCAACTGGAATTGCAAGTGTAAGTTCTGGAATCGTTACTGATATCACCTTGACTTATGCTGGATATGGTTATCTAACTTCCCCAGGAGTTACTCTTTCAGCACCAACTGGAGTTGCAACTCAATTTACTGCTACTGCAATATCCAAGATAAATGGAGATGGCAAACTCAGCGAAGTTGAAATAACAGATAGAGGTATAGGATACATTTCTAATCCAACTGTTAGCATATCTGCTCCATTGGGTCAAACTCCAGAGGGTTATGCAAATGTTGGTGTTGCAGGGACAGTTATATCAATAACCTTAACTAAGACTGGTGTTGGTTACACAGAACCTTCAATTGTATCGATATCAAATACCGTGACCGATAGAGATTTCGCTACTGGATTTACAACAGCAATCGGAGAAGTTGTATTGAATGAAATTGATAACAGAATAGATAGTGTGAAGATAATTAATCCAGGATCGGGTTACTTAACTCCTCCAGTTGTAACTATTGGAGATGCTCCAATTGCTGCTGGTATTGGTACATTCTGGTTTAATGAAGTTATTACTGGTTCAACATCTGGCGCAACAGCAAGAGTTAAGCGTTGGGACGGCGAAGAAGGAATTTTACAAATTTCCATCGAAAATGGTACTTTCCTAGATGGGGAGCGAGTTGTTGGATCTTCTTCATCCGCTATATATGTTGTCGATTACTACATAAACAAGAGAGATGTACCTAAGATTGCATCTGTCGCAAATATTGATGATTATGAGCAAAATGACGAGATAGAATTTGAAGCTGATCAAATTTTAGACTTTACTGAGAAAAATCCCTTTGGAAATTACTAATGCTAGGAAGCCATTATTACCACGAAATTATTCGTAAAACTATCATATCTTTTGGAACTTTATTCAATAACGTTTCAATTAAACACTATGATAAAGATGATCAGAACGTCATCGATGAGATGAGAGTTCCTTTGGCATATGCGCCAAGGCAGAAGTTTCTAGCAAGATTGACTCAACAGTCTGAGTTGAATAAGTCAGTTGCAATTACTCTACCAAGAATGTCATTTGAGATGACATCTCTTCAGTATGATCCATCTAGAAAGACTGGTGTTACGCAAACTTTCAAGGCACTGGAAGGAGAAAATCTTAGAAAGGTTTTCATGCCTGTTCCTTATAATATCGGTTTTGAACTAAACATTTACTGCAAATTGAATGACGATGCTCTACAAATCGTTGAGCAGATTTTACCTTATTTCCAACCAGCACTGAATGTTACTATTGATCTAGTCAGTTCTATTGGAGAGAAGAGAGATACTCCTATTGTACTGAATAGTGTTTCTTTTGTAGACGATTATGAAGGAGATTTTACTACAAGAAGAGCACTAATCTACACCCTTTCATTTACTGCCAAAACTTATCTGTTTGGTAAGGTCAGCGATAATTCTGACGGTCTTATCAGGAAGGTACAGGTTGATACTTATACAAATACCGATCCCGTCACCGCTAAGAGGGAGATGAGATATACAGTAACTCCTAAGGCAAAAGAAGACAAGAATAATGACGGCGTAATTAACACTGTTGATGACGCATTAATAGGTCCTCAGGATGACTTTGGGTTCTCTGAAGGATTTGAATTCTTCACAGATGGTAGAAGTTATAATATTGGACAAGACGCTGACCTTTGATTGATAAGTTATGTCGGATGAATTTGAAAGTCTAGATCTTGCTCTGAATACCGAGTCAAATATTCAAAAACCACCTGCTAAAAAAGCAGAGATTGTCAGACCTGCAGGTGATGACATTAAAAAAGACTATGAATACACCAGAGCAAATTTGTATTCTTTGATTGAAAAAGGTCAGGAAGCAATTAATGGAATCATGGAATTGGCAGGAGAAGGTGCCAGTCCCAGATCATATGAAGTTGCTGGTCAACTTATCAAAAACGTTGCTGATACAACAGACAAGTTGATGGAACTTCAGAAAAAGATAAAGGATATTGAAGATGAGACGACTAAATCAACTACAAATAACGTAACTAATAATGCATTATTTGTAGGATCTACCTCAGAATTATCTAAATTACTAAAACAAGGATTCCTAAATAATAATACACCAGAATCATAACTATGAAATCCTGTAAAAAGGGATACTATTATTGTAACACTGATAAAAAGTGTAAAGAAATTCCTGAAGGGCACCATGTAATGCCTGACGGAGAATTGATGAAAGATAGTGAACATGGTGTAGATGAAGGTTGGTCTGAGAAGTACAAAAAGTCAATCGACTGCGATAACCCAAAAGGTTTTTCGCAACGTGCTCATTGCCAAGGACGCAAAAAGAAACTTGACGAAGAAGGACTACGCAAGTGGTTCAAAAGTAAATCAAAAGATGGAAAACCTGGTTGGGTTGATGTTGTAGATGGAGATGCATGTGCTAGAGAGAAGGGGGAAACCGCTACTCCTAAGTGTGTATCATCTGAAAAGCGTGCTTCAATGAGTAAAAAAGAAAGACTTGCTGCTCAGGCAAGAAAGCGCCGTAAGGATCCAAATCAACCTGAAAAGTCAGGCGCTGCAAAACCAACATATGTTAAAACTGATTACACTCCTGATGGCGACATGGATCTTCAAGAAGTAAAAGATAAACCAGGCAAAGGCAGCGGAAAGAAAGATGCCTGCTACAACAAGGTCAAATCGCGCTATAAAGTTTGGCCTAGTGCTTATGCTTCTGGAGCTCTAGTAAAGTGTCGTAAAGTTGGTGCTGCTAACTGGGGAAATAGCACTAACGAAGAAAAAGATCACGAAGTTTCAATGGCTCAATCTCAGTTAAAAAAATCTGAGAGGAACATCGCTAAACTAAAAAAAGCTTTAGGTAAGAAAGAGAAAAATATTCCTGCTTGGGTTCAAGCAAAAATTACGGACACTGAACACAATACAGATGCCGCAGCTGGTTACATGGATGAGCAAAGTTGCCCTATCTGCAACTGCGACCCATGNCAGTGTTTAGAGGGAACTCTAGACGAGGGATCTAAAAAATGTTGGAAAGGTTATGAAAAGAAAGGGACTCAAAAATTGTTTGGTAAAACTTACAATCGCTGCGTGAAAAAGGAGTCCGTTTCTATTGAAGATGCAGATGGAAATGCATTCATAGAATTTATTGACTTAATTAAACCTGAACCCCTTAAACCATCTAAACCTGTCATTCAGGTTCAAGAAGGTAACCCAAGCATGGATATTAATCCTGGTGCTCACAAAAAACTCCAAAAGATGAATAAGATTAGAAATCTTATCGATAAGGGCACTGGTGGCGAAAAAGGTGCAGCAGGTGCTGCACTACAGAGAATGGGTGGTGGAGTCAATTTACCTTTAGCGAAAAAAGATAGCGAGAAGAAACTTCAGTTAGCGCATCACGAAGTATCGAACTGGAGAGCAGAACTTGCAGAACAGTCACCAAACTGGCCCCCAGAAGGACCAGGAAAAAACAATTCAAGAGTTGAAAAAGTTAATGTTTCTGATGCAACAGCATCGAGCGAAGAGATTGGAAATGCCAACTCACGACCAATCTTTGATCGAGTAATGGAAGATTGGCAAAAAGTCAACAAGTCAGATAAAACTGATGGTATGAGTCCAGCAGCAGTCAAAGCATATCGTCGCGAGAACCCAGGTTCTAAACTTAAGACTGCTGTAACTGGAGATCCAAAACCAGGCAGTAAAGATGCTAAGCGCAGAAAATCATTCTGCGCTCGTTCTGAGGGTCAAAAAGATATGCATAACATTGATTGCTCAAAAGACCCAGATAAAGCAATTTGCAAAGCCCGCCGTCGTTGGAAGTGCTGACTAATGAAAAGTTTTCAAGAATTTTTATCTGAAAGTATCACCATCAATGGTGATTTTAACGGAACCCTAAATGTAGGTGCCACACAACAACCAGAACAAACGCAAGAATCATTCTTTGCTGACGTAATCTGGGAAGGTAGATTATATCGCCTTGAAATAGAAGGTCAAATGCTTTCTAAAAACGAACTTGTAGAAGAACTTCAAGGAGAGTATCCTGGAGCAATTGTACAAAATATCTATCCTGGTTCTGCTCCAACTAAAGTTAAAAGAGCACAAAGATATCAACCAGAAAGATTAAGTTGGAGTGACTGATGGCATTCAGAAATTATATTTGGGACGAACAGTTTGATCTAAACGTTGCCCGTGGAAAAGTAAGAGGAGCATCAACAATTCACAAGTTCGGTGCAACTCCATCCCAATCAACAAACACAACAGCAAC